TCGCTGAATGCATGGAACCATGTTGCTGTAGCACTTGTAAGAACTGGCACTGGCGGATCTTCCAACTACGACCTCAAGGGATATTTCAACGGCGTTCGTCAGTTCACCACTGGTATCTCTGGCTCGTCCATTCCCGAGAACAGATATGGGTCTGGAATCTACATTGGCAACAATCATATTGGAACCGAGTCATTCAGCGGATACATCGACTCGCTGAGGATATTCGATGCCTTGGGGACTGGTGGTCTTGTCACCTCCTATGGATTCCTATCTGGCAATACAATCGGGGTTCCAACTGGAGCGGGTTACACCACATCGAACGAGATATGCTTCGTGATGAATTTCAATGCTCCGAATGACAATGATTCGTTCTATTGCCATAGCAATGATCAGATGGTTGGCATCGCGACAAAAGTAACCGACCTTGAGTTTGGATCGGGTTCAACTGCCCCAAGAGCAACGGTCGGTTTCAGAGACATATATCGATTCCAATACGGAGTGTCTGGTGCAACCTCATACACCGATGCCACGGGATTCAGCCTTTCGTTCGGACCAATCGTGAAGGAACATCTCAACACTGCACCAGCAGGAACGACTCAGAGTTTTGTGGTGTCGGACTACGACTACACATACGATGTGTATTCCGTACAGGACAGCGGACTCACCCTGAGCGACATGAAGGTTCACTACAAGCACAACCTTTACTACGAGCAAATGCTTGAGGGGATGGCGTTGCTTGAAGGTGCTTCTGGAAACAGAGGATCGTCGGGAAATGTCTTTGCAAGCCGATATGGAACCAACCCCTTCAGAAGGCTATTTGGTTCTGGTGGACAAACATATGGAACCACTGGAAGCAACTTCCATCTGTTCATCGATCCATATGATGCGAATGTGATGGGATACATAATGTCCAATGGATATCTTGTTGAACAGGGAGTTTGCAGAAGTTCATATACATTCACAGACGCCCTTGACTTTGAAAGAACAATAACAGCACAGGAGATCCGAAATCTGCGGCTTGACATACTTGAATACTATGCAAGACTTGATCAGGCAAGAATAGACGCAAATGTTATTGTACAGGCAGCAACCACAAAGAGTGGCATCAAGGGCGGCAAGGCAACAAAGGTTACGGGAAATCCAGGAATCAGCAGAGATTTGGGAGAAGGAAGCGGACCACCAGAAGTAGAGGCGTAATGTCATATGAAGAAGTTCTTTATGCGATGTGGCTCGGTCGTGACCATAAATGGAGAGGTGTTCTCCTTGCAGGACATAACATCAGTGGTATCGGATTATGTTTCGGACTCAAGCATTCATTACTATGATGGAAAGAAGCACTATAAATCGGATGGACGAAATCAGGTTGGGCTTCCCACACCATATGGTGTTGGAGATAGGATTTTGGAAAACATCTTGCAGATAAGAATGTGTAAGCAACAGCGAGAGATAGACGAAAAGCATATTGAGCATCTTCGGAATAAGAGGAGATAGACATGGCAATAACATCACGCGAAGATCTCAAGGACTATGCCCTCCGTAGGCTTGGCTTTCCGGTCATTGAAATAAATGTCGATGATGCTCAGGTCGAGGATCGCATCGATGATGCCATTCTGTTCTTCTCAGAGTATCACTTTGATGGTGTCGAGGAAGTCTATGTTCCGTATATCCTGACAGAGACGGACATGACCAACAAGTACATCGATACGAACAGCATCTCCACGGGATCCAGTGGTGGAACCATCATAAGCGTGACCAAGATATTCATTGTCGATCAATCCGTTCAGAGTGGAATGTTCAGCGTTCAGTATCAGTTGATGCTCAACGACTATTTCAACGGATTCCTCACTGGCACATCGAACCTCTCTTACTATGACACGACCAAGCAGTACCTTTCTCTATTGCAGCAGTTCTTGAGTCCAGAGAAGAGCATAAGTTTCAACAAAGTCACCAACAGACTCAAGATAAACACGGATTGGTCGGAATCTCTTCAGGTTGGCGATAAGATACTAGTTCAGGCATATGTTGCATTGAGTCCCGAGACTTATCCAGAGATATACAACGACACCCTCCTGAAGCAGTATGTCACGGCTCTCATCAAGAGACAATGGGCATCCAACCTTAGCAAGTTCTCAAACATAGCATTGCCTGGTGGAATGCAATTCGATGCGCGTGACATGTACAACGATGCCATGGCAGAACTCACCAAGATTGAGGACAGCGTGCAGAGCAAGTACGAACTACCAACGGACTTCATGGTGGGCTAATGGCACGGAACAACTACTTCAAAGTCTCTTCCCGCGAATCTGACCTGTTTGAACAACTTGTTGTCGAGCAGATCAAGATCTATGGCTTTGATGTCCACTACATCTTCCGCAAGTTTCAGAACTTGGACAATCTCTTTGGCGAGGATCCAGTGTCCAAGTTCAACAAGAGTTTTCAGGTGGAGATGTTCGTATCCAACTACGAGTTCTTCGAATCGCAGAACAAGATAATGGACAAGTTCGGAATCAACCTTCAGGATGCCGTCACCCTCATGGTTTCCAAGAAGAGATTTTCCGAAGAGGCTGCGAGATATGGGACAGACACGACTCCACAAGAAGGCGATCTAATCTACTTCCCCGAATATGGTGGGTTGTACGAAGTGAAGTATGTTGGAAGCAGGAATTCGTTCTTTGCCTATGAAATCTCATGTGAACTCTTCCGATACTCTGGCGAGCAGATCGATACCGAGATCAAGGAGGTCGATGACATCGAAACCGAAATCCTCACGAACATCAGGGAGTTTGAGATCACTGGTGTCTGCGGTGCGTTCTACGAAGGAGAAAAGGTATATCAAGGATCCTGCTTTGGCTCTGCATCGTGGTCTGCAACTATACTAAACTTCAACTCCCTAGTCAACACCATGCAAGTTCATACAGAGACGGGAACCCCATCTTCGCTTGTAAGGATCAAGGGCGAGAAGTCAAATGCTTCCGCAGATTACATTACCATCACCACAACAGAGAGCAAGTTCATCGATGCAAACCTTGACGATGGTGGAGACATTGAGAGAGAACGAGCCAAGATGGATATAATAGACTTCACGGATAAAGATCCTTTCAGTGAGGGGAACTACTGATGTTTCGCTATTACTATCATGGAAGCATCAGAAAACTTGTAGTTGCTTTTGGTTCTCTGTTCAACGAGATATACATCTCTCGCAAGGAAGCCGATGACACGGAGCAGAAGAAGATAAAGGTTCCAATCTCGTATGGACCGAAGGAAAAGTTCGTCCGAAAGATCAAGGAACTTGACGAAGCAGATCCAGCAAGAAAGAGTTTCGAAAACATACTTCCGAGGATGTCTTTTGAGATATCCTCAATGGCATATGACACGAATAGAAAACTCAACAGCCTCAACAAAGTGTACTCCGCAAGAAACGAAAGCAGCGGAACCATATCATATGCATATAGCGAGGTTCCTTACAACATAGAGTTCACCCTGAACATAATGAATAGGAACATCGATGACGGCTATCAGATCATAGAGCAGATATTGCCATATTTCACTCCAGACTTCACGATTAGCATGAACTTCACCGATCTAGATAGAAAGATAGATGTGCCAATCATTCTAACATCGGTGAACAGCGTGGAAGACTACGAGGGTGAATTGAATGAAAGAAGATTGATAACACACTCCTTGATATTTCAAGCCAAGTCCTACATCTTCGGACCAATCAGGAGTTCTGGTGTCATCCGAGAGATCGATCTAACCTTCAGAGAACTAACGGACGAGTAAATGTCATCAACAGCAGAGAGAAATCTAGATGGATTCCTAAGTCAGTATCGTGTCATCACGATTGCGACTGAGTCTGTTGACTTGACCACGGCAAACACGATAAAGAAGATACGAATCACGGTCGAGCAAAGGGAAAAGTTTCCAGAGATATTCTTCAGCAGAAGCATAATTCCATACTTCGCACCAACGGAGGATTACAATCCCTTCACAAGCAGCCTTTCTGGTCCTGGCAACGGATTGACACAGGAACACGCAAGGTTTTTCGCTGGTCTTACATTCCTTCAGAGTCTTGGTCATGAGGTAATCTACGATGCCGATCAGTTGAGGCAAGCCGAGTTCTGTACGATTGGATACTCGTCAAATGGCACGAACATGTACGGGGCATTCAAGCCCCTTTACGACAACACGAATGTTCTCCTTCAGTATCCGCAGTTCTACAGCATAACTGGATCGAATCAACCAATCGGAATAACGGCATTCACTGGCGTTACCTTGAAAGGCTCATCGGCTGGCACATACACGATAGTCAATTTCGGTGGAGTTCTTGCTCCATTCCAACTGATGACTCATCCATCAACGATAGGAATTACCCACAGCAATGGACTTCCAACGGCAACAGCAGATTCCCCGCTGTACTTTGGACTATCCGCGAACACTGGCCTCACAGCATCTGTGAGATCCACATACTTCACACCAGACATTCACTTCTCGACAAGAAGAAACTTCTCCATTCTATCCGATAGGGGAATGACATTCTCTGGATTGCTCACATCTTTCGAACCATATTACTCGTTCATAAAGACATCAGACAACGACTTCATGGATGGTTTGACGGGAATGATAAGCGAGTATGTCGGAAACTCAGCCAACCCAGCATGGTCTGTGGAACTAATCAGGAGTTCTGGCAAGACAGGAAACTATGTGAATCGCGATGGATACAACCTGTCCAAGAACTTCAACGAGAGGTTCTTCAGCGAACTGAAGGCTCTTCCGAGAAGATACAAGGCTATCCCATCTGTCGGCGCAAACTTGGGTCAATACTCGTATCCATACACAACATCCGTGTTCGGTTGGGTTCCATCCATACCAACGCCAGGAACCGCAAGGGATGGAACGGGACCGTATGCAAGTGTGGGTTCTTCGTATTTCCTCAACAGGATAGCGGGTATCACATTCTACCCACCACCAAGCACATACAACTATCTTGGTCCAACTGGTTCATCTGCCTTTGGTGGATCTGGTGGATTGTCGGGTTGGAATAGTTACAACAAGTCGCTCACTGGCGAGTCATCGTTCTACAACGAATACTTCATGCTTGGGGGATCAACGACAGCAGCATCCAACACATATCAGGCTTCCAACCTTGTGCCAGCGAACATCCTGAAGTTGTTTGTTGACAATGCTGGTCCTAGGGGTCCGCTTGGAACCACCATGAACTTCCTGGATTCGTACTACTACGACATCTATCGCGAGCAGTTGGAGTATGGTGGGTACAAGGACATGAATTTCTTTGCCATGGAATTCGTGCCAAGGTTCAATCCATACATCCCAATGCAGACAAGTGGTTCACTTGCAAACCAATATCCGACAAAGAGAGATTGCACCATACACCGCGACATGGGCGGAAACACCACTGAACGGCTGTTCAATCTCAAGGAATCGATGAAGGCAACCATTCACTCGTCTCTGAAGATGTGGAAGTTGCTTCTTGATGAACAGGGCAAGTTCAACTACAGGATAGTTCCAGTGATTTCTGGTAGAAACGAAGACTACGATCTTACCAGAGGTGGGTCTGTACCATACACGCCAGAGGACTTTGTCGAGTATCTTGTGAAACCTCTCTTCAATTCGGATGTTCCTGCAAATGGCTTTGTCCTGAAGAACGATATGGATCAACTCCTGCTGAATGGATTCTATCTTGGAAACATCGCAAGAGGCTCTGATGAATACACCCGCGTCGTGACCAATCGGGGAATATCTGGTTCGGATCCAACCACAGCATTTATCCGTGGTCTTGAGACATATTTCTTCGATCTTGATAAATTGCAACAGACCCTTAATGTCTCTGGATTCAATTTTCTTGAGATTGCCCTTGGTCTTACTGGCGCGGCATCCGATTTCTCCAACTATCTGAACACATTCAAATCGGGAAGATTCAGCGACTACAGAGTGTATGAGACAAATGCGGGGCTTACTGGAGGAAATACAAAGATACCATATGGATTCAATGGGACATTCCAATGGCATTTGGTTGATCTCAATCAGAATTCTATTCTGTACAACAACTCAACTTTGCGAAATAGATGGCAGAATACAAGCAACAACAACATATCAACGGCATACAAGATCATCCGCGATGCCTACTTTGAACTCTCAAAGGAACAACTTGCTGCCGCCACAGAATACTTTGCAGAGAATGACATAACTACTCTTGTGGAGTACAGATCAACTGATCAGTTCGTAGGAAGGTGATTATCATGAGCAAGATGGATGAGAATCTATCGGAGATTCTAAACATGGATCCCGAACCAAAGCCCATTGTAGCAAGATCTTCTGAACCAAAGGAGGTCACGGTCGCAATGGATGATGCCGACAAGGACTTTCAGCGAGCAAGGGAAAACCTCAAGGAACTCGTCAATCTAGGCTTCCAGGCAATCGATGGCGTCTTGAAAGTGGCAAGCGAGGGTGATTCTCCCCGAGCCTACGAAGTCGTTGCACAGATGATCAAGGCAGTTGCAGAGACAAACAAGGATCTTGTGGAACTTCATCAGAGAATGAAGACCATCAAGGAAGACAAGTATGAGCAGAAGACGGTGAACAACACCACAAATGCCATATTCCTGGGTTCCACAAAGGAACTACAAGAACTCATAAATCCGAAGAGAAGTTTCGCAAAGGCTATCAAAGACACGGATTCTATACTCGATTCCTCAAAGAAGATCATAGAAAATGGCTGATACTAAGAATAGCAAGAACTATCTTGGCAATCCAAATCTAAAGGCTTCGGATGTAAAGCACGATTGGACAAAGGAGCAACTTGAGGAATATGCCAAGTGCGCTCGCGACCCGATCTATTTTGTACAGAACTATGTGAAGATCATCAGTCTCGACAAGGGTCTTGTTCCGTTTGAACTATATGACTTTCAGGAAGAGATGGTACGAACTGTCCACAACAACAGATTCGTCATTGCCAAACTCCCACGACAAAGTGGAAAGTCAACTACGGTTACGGCATACATCCTCCACTATGTCCTATTCAATCAAAGTGTGAATGTTGCCATACTTGCAAACAAGTTGAGTACGGCAAGGGAACTTCTGTCCAGACTCAAACTGGCATACGAGTATCTCCCGAAGTGGCTTCAGCAGGGTGTCGTTGAATGGAACAAGGGATCGATTCAACTTGAAAACGGATCCAAGGTTCTAGCATCGGCAACCTCATCAAGCGCAGTCCGTGGTGGATCTTTCAACATGATCTTCCTAGACGAGTTTGCGTATGTGCCACAGAATGTTGCAGAGGAGTTCTTCTCGTCCGTATACCCAACGATCTCGTCGGGTCAGGAGACGAAGGTATTCATAGTATCCACTCCCCATGGAATGAATCTGTACTACAAGTTGTGGACTGATGCCACGAATGGAAGAAACTCGTACATCCCAATCGATGTCCACTGGTCTGATGTTCCTGGTCGAGACGAGAAGTGGAAGCAGGAGACGATAGCCAACACCTCCGAGGAGCAGTTCAGGACAGAGTTCGACTGCGACTTTGTCGGCTCCATTCATACCCTGATATCTCCATCCAAACTCAAGACCTTGGCATACATCGACCCTGTGTTCAAGAATGGAGAGGGTTTCAAGGTCTATGCCAAGCCCGAGGAGAAGCACACATATGTCATGTGCGTGGATGTCTCCCGAGGAACAGGACAGGACTATTCGGCATTCACTATCATAGACATCACGACTGCTCCATATAAACTAGTCGCCACCTTCAGGAACAACACCATGTCCCCGATGGTTTTCCCAAATGCCATCCATGTGGCAGCAAAGCAGTACAACAATGCCCATGTTCTTGTTGAAATCAACGACATGGGCGGTCAGGTGGCAGACATACTTCATGGAGAGATGGAATATGAAAACCTCCTCTCGTCCACGATGCGCGGAAGAAAAGGACAGGTTCTTGACGGTGGATTCGGATCTGGAACAAGTCAGTTTGGAGTCAGGACAACCGAGGTTGTCAAGAGGACGGGTTGCTCCATCCTGAAGTCATTGATCGAATCGGATAAGATGATCATTCAGGATTTCGATGTCATCAAGGAACTATTTGCGTTCATCTCCAAGAAAAACTCGTTTGAGGCAGAGGTTGGATACAACGATGACCTTGTGATGACCTTGGTTCTGTTCGCATGGCTGTCTACCCAACCATACTTTAAAGATTTGTCATCACTCGACATCAGGAAAGACATCTATAAGGAGACCATAGATAAACTTGAGGAGGAGATGACTCCCTTTGGATTCATTGACGATGGTGTGGACGATTCCATCCCCGAGAAGGGTGAAGATGGTTCCCTGTGGTTCAAGGAAAGAGATTCCAACATTAACTCTTGGTATTGATTCAAATACTAAATTTCCTACATAGATTGTAGAATCATCGGGAGAACCAAATGAGCAGAATACCTGTACAACTTAGCCCTGGTGTGAATTATTCGGAAATTGATCTGACCACCATTGCTCCAAATGTTGCAACGGCAACGGGAGCCATTGCTGGCGTATTTAGGTGGGGTCCTGGAGAGAAGATCACCACAATCACATCGGAAGATGACCTAGTGAGAGTCTTCGGAAAGCCCTATGCAGATGACGACGGAAGGGATTTCCACTGCGCTGCCAACTTCTTGCAATACGCTAGGGATCTTCGGGTTGTACGGGCAGTTGCAAGCGACACCACAAATGCAAACAGCCTTGGTCTGACGCAAGAGCAATACATGAACGAGGATGTTCTGCAAGCAACATCTGGCTTGACCATGACTTTCCTCGGAAGATATCCTGGATCTTTGGGAAATTCACTCAAGGTGGTTGTCATAGACGGGAACGGTGAGGTTGAACTCACAACTGGTTCGACTGGCGCTCTTGGAACAAATACAATTGGATTCACCTACGGGGGGACGCTAGCCGGAAACATTGAGGAAAACGATAAACTGATTTTCCAACTTGGTGATTTTGCCCAGACATTCCTTGTCGAGTCCGCCAGCGGAAACACCGTCACGACAAAGACATTCATTGCAAGCACCATAGCCAAGGGTGCAACCATCAAGTATCGCAGCAAGTATGCGGATCTCTTCCAATTGACCGCAGAAACAAGCACTCAAGCAACCTCCAAGGGAGGCTCAAACGACGAACTCAATGTTGCAGTTGTTGACGAGGATGGGTTGTTCACGGGATCAAGGGGAACCATTGTCGAGACATTCCAGAATGTATCCAAGGCATATGATGCCCGAAACAACGATGGTCAGCCAAACTATATCACATCTGTCATAAACGGACAATCGAACTACATCTGGGCTGCCAATGTAGAGAGCCTTTGGGGAGAAACAACCACCAAGGACCTCACATACACTTTCAGCGACATGTCCTCGACATTTGCGGGAGTCAAGAGAATCAGCCTGTCGGGTGGAGTTGATTCATCCACAAGCCGAGACAGAATCTATACGGGTGGATACAGCAAGTTTGTTGATAAGGATGTCATCGACATATCCCTGCTCATATCAGGAAGATCTGACGAGACAACCGTCAAACTCCTTGCCGATATAGTCAATGACCGCAAGGACTGTGTGCTGTTCGTGTCTCCTCAGTTGAGCGATGTTTTGAACAAGTCGCAAGCCGAAGCATCTTCACTTGTAGTTGCGAGAAGAAACAGTTATGGAATAAACTCGTCCTATGTCGTGATGGATAGCGGTTGGAAGTACATCTACGACAAGTATAATGACAAGTTTGTCTATATTCCACTCAATGCCGATGTTGCTGGTCTCTGCGCGAGAAGCGAATTTTCGACACAGGCATGGTTCTCTCCAGCAGGACTGAACCGCGGCACATTGAGAAATGTCATCAAACTCACATTCAATCCAGATCAATCTGCCAGAGATCTCTTGTATGTCGCTGGTGTCAACCCAGTCACCACATTCACTGGAGAGGGAACCATCCTCTTCGGGGACAAGACAATGTTGAAGAAGCCAAGTGCATTCGACAGAATCAATGTTCGTAGGCTTTTCAACACGCTGGAGAAGACGATTGCAACAGCGGCAAAGTATTCGCTGTTCGAATTCAACGACGAGTTCACTCGCTCGCAGTTCCGCAATCTTACAATACCATATCTCAGAAGCGTACAAGCACAGAGAGGAATCACCGATTTCAGAGTTGTTTGCGACGAGACAAACAATACCTCTGAGGTGGTGGATAGGAATCAGTTCGTGGCAGATATCTACATAAAGCCAGCAAGATCCATCAACTTCATTCAGTTGAACTTCATCGCAACAAGAACAGACAGCGCATTCACTGAGATCATCTAATAGGAGAGAAAATGGCTAGTCCAATTCCCACACAACTAAGTCCTGGAGTCAATGTTTCTGAAATAGACCTGTCTCAGTTTGTTCAGCCAGAATCACTGAGCAGTGCTGGTATGGTCGGAACATTCAACTGGGGTCCAGCATTGGTTGCGACAAGAGTCAGCACCGAAAGCAGCCTTGCTGCTCTGTTCGGAAAGCCCACACTTGATCAATCGGATACCCTTAGCGAGGATGAGTTCTTCGCCGCCGCCAACTTCCTCAAGTACTCCAACAACCTCAAGGTTGTCAGGCTTCTTCAAGACGATGATCATAATGCAACCACAAGGGAACCTGGCATCGATTCGATAGACGATGTTGATCACCCATCAATATCCAACATCGAAGAATTTGCCTTGTTTGGTGGATTCTCTGGTCAAGATGGAATTGAATCAACAGCAGTTTTCCGCGCCAGATATCCAGGAAACTTCGGTGACTCCCTCAAGGTTGTATTGTTTGATGGTGGCTCTGGTGATTCAGAAGAGATAATTGTAAATCAATACCAAGGATTAATTGATCACGAAATTATTGGTGAAAATTTCTTGGGAATAACAAGTGGAACGATTGGATTTACATTTTCGGTTTTCGGAGATTTTGGGGACGACAGTGGTGTGAGTCTGGGAATAACATCTGGATCATTTCCATATTACTTGATTGACATAAAACTTCCATTTGGTGATGTAGTATCTGCTGAACAGTTTGCGTTTGCCTATGCTACAGGCACAACAACTGAAAATTATACATTGATGTCCAATGGAACCCAACCATCTGGAAATAGAACAAAATATTTTAGACCTTTTGATTTCGATACCAAGTCTCTATTTAATTTGTTTGGTGATGCCAATAACGGTAGTGATATAAAGCGATTTTTCATTAGACCTCTAACTAGCGAATCATCACAAATACTACTACTTGATGCCGACCAGACCAATTTGGGTGGGGCTTTTAGGCAAAATACAACAGTTACATCTGGACCATTTAGTGGTGCCTTAATTAATACTTATGGTGCATATCAAGTATCTGGATATCCATCTGGATTCAGTAGAACGATTTTTAACGGTGTAGATCAAAATAGTGATTTTGACTGGTATAGGTTCTTTGTGTCTAAAATTCCCAACAGAATATTCTCGGGCGGTGTAGCACCAACAACAGGAGTTCGTGGTTTAGCAAAGTTGATAGCAATGACTGGTGGTGTTTCGTTCAACGCTTGGGGAGACGATGGCAATCAACTCCCAGATGTCGGAGTTACATTCAATACCATCGGTGGTTTGACAGGCATACGCCAAGACTTTACCTTCGGACTAAAGCAGTTTGTTTATGATGGAATCTATACTATATCCACTCAAACACCAGGGGGTGCAGTTTCATCCCCACTCTTCGATAAGCCACCACAGACATCGGCTTATGCCAAGAGCGTCGGTGGTTCCAACGATGAAATCAGTTTTGCAGTCGTGGACACACAAGGAAAGTTCGGACCCAAGAATGCAATCCTTGAGAGATTCGAATTGCTTTCGAAGGCAGTTGATGCCAAGAACCTCAACAACGAATCGATCTACTACAAGGATTACATCAACTATAACTCAAACTATGTCTATATGACCAAGCCACTTGGATTTACAGGTGGTGGAAATGCATCTTCGAATGCCACAACAGCGTTTGGTGACATAGTGCAGAATTATAAGGATGCAGATGGCAACACTAAGACGCGCGTCGGAATCTATGATGCAAATCTAGAGTTCGGGCAGTCGGGCATTACAACTCCATCTCTTGCTGAGTACACCTCGGCATACAAGTTGTTTGCAGATGATGATTATGCGGTTGACATACTGTTCTTGCCAGAATCAAGTGTTTCGAATATTTCTGTCGTCTCTGAAACCTACTTGGAAAGCAGGGTCTATGAAACGGTGATTGCTCCAAGAAAAGACACGGTTCTAATTCTACCTACACCAAAGCCAAGCAGTGGATTGCAACATACGGCAGACATAACCACCAAGACCATAAATTATAGAAATAGGCTCACGGTTCCATCGAACTCCTACACCATGCTTGTCGCTGGACGCAAGGTCTATTTCGACACATTCAACAATCAAATCAGAAAGATGTCCCTCTCTTCCGATCTTGCAGGAATTCTTTCCGCACAGGAGATTCCTTGGGAGTCACCCGCTGGATTCGCAAGAGGAAACATCAGAAACGCAATCAAGTTGGAGACCAACTTCACGAAGGCTGATCGCGACGAACTTTACAAGAATGGCATCAACTTCTTCGTGCAGTTCGGTGATGGAACAGGAACCGTTCTCTTCGGTGACAAGACCCTTCTCAAGAAGCCAAGTGCCTTCGACAGAATCAATGTTCGTCGCGTGTTCATCGCCCTTGAGAAGGCTATTGCCAAGGCTTCCAAGTACTCGCTCTTCGAATTCAATGACGAGTTCACCCGTTCGCAGTTCCGCAATCTTGTGACTCCACTCCTCGCTTCCGTTCAGGCACAGCGCGGCATCACTGACTTCAAGGTCGTATGTGATGAGACCAACAATACTGCGGAAGTGATAGATAGAAACCAATTTGTGGCAGACATCTACATCAAGCCAGCGAAGTCGATCAACTTCATCCAGTTGAACTTCGTAGCCGTAAGAAGCGATTTCAACCTCACAACGCTAGAATAAATATCCTCAAAGGGAGTAATCAAAAATGAACATCAAGAGATTTGCCAACGCAATGCAGGGAGCGGGTGTAAAGCCCTCGCTCTTCGAAGTCCAAGGAAACATCGGTCCAACACAAAGCACACTTACGCCATTTCTTGTGAAGTCAGCATCTTTGCCAGGCACTCAGTTGGGAACCATTGAGATTCCATATCGTGGAAGAAGAATCAAGGTTCCTGGCGACAGAACCTTCAGCGATTGGACCATCAACATCATCAATGACAATAAGTTCGAACTACGCAATCTGTTCGAACTTTGGGTAAACAGCATTCAGTCAATGGAGAGAAATGTTTCTGCCAATGAATTTCAGAATCTTCTTGGACCAGTGTTTCAGGATTGGACTGTCAACCAACTAGATAGAACTGGCAAGCCACTCAAGTCCTACAAGTTGATCGGCT